TAAATAAAAAAAGGAGACTTTCGTCCCCTTTTAAATTCTTTTTTAACTTTGTGATTACTCAAACACTTCGTCAATTTTACTTTCACTTACTGAAGTGATTCTCCAATCATAACTAAATGATTTATAAGCCTCAGTAACTTTAGCCTCTACATCAGTAACAGAATAACCTCTTACAAGTTTTTCTTCTCTTACTTTTTTAATTTTTCCTGTGTTCTCATCTGGCAAATCGTATTGGATTTTAGCCACAAAGTATTTTTCGTCCATTTCCATAATTGTTTATTTTCCTAAATAATCGGTAAGTCTTCCCATTAAATCAAGCGATTTGTTAACTGTTCTCGATGCTTTTAATTCATTTTCTTCTTGTAGGTTCTCTTCAAACGCAAATCTTCCATCAGGTTCAGTAAATAAATAAGCTCCAGGTGTTGATGGTGAAGATACCAAGTCAAAACAAATTAATTCAAAATCATCTTGAACTTCATTTTGGTCACCTACCTTTTTTAAAGAACCTACCCCTCTTGATGATATACCTAATGTTACACCTAATCTTAATAGGTTTGCCGCTTGGTCACCCTTTGTAGATACAATACCTCTCTCATGGAACCCTGGTGAAGTTAGAAGTAATAGTTTACCTAATAGAACATTACCATCCCACCACATCTCTGTAATCATGTGTGATACCCTATCTAAATCTATCAATGAAGACTCAGGGTGGTTAAGTTCTGATAAAGCGGTTTTCTTACCGATATAATTTTTTATATAGTTTTCAGATTCTCTCTTTAGAATTCTTTCAGGATATATTCTACCGTTTCTATTCGGTGTATTATATTTTTGTAGAACAGCATAAAATTCAAATGGTTTTGAATAATCTTTAAAATCCCTACTTTCTTGTAAGAATGTTTGATTATGTTTTTCAGTTGGGGAAACATATCCCGCATCCATCTCAATTAAAATACCTTTTCCTGTCTCTCTTGGACCTAATATTTTGTAATTTTGCATTTTACCTTTTTATAGATAAATACTAAACAACTTCTAATTTACTTTCTTTTTTAATTTTATCGTTTTTACTTAAATGAAAATTAAAATGAGTTGATTTATTAAAAATGTCAGTTTCTAAATTAGAAATAATTTTTTTAAGTGAATTTTTTATTTCTAATGATTTAAAATCTACTGATTTTTTTATAAAAAAAGTAACTTCAAGATTCATAAAAGACCTTTTTTTCAAAGTAATACCTGAAGTTCTTAAATCTAAATCAACAATAAAATTATCACTAAATAAATCACCATTAACTGAATCTGTAATTGTATTTTTTATTTGTTTATTAAAGTAAGACACAAGTCTTATCCAAGAGTCCTCAATAGATTTGGGTTCAACCCAAGATTGAATGTTTAAGTATATTGATTTAAAATTTTTAGAATCTACTGTACCATAAGAACATTTTATTTTTTTATACCCTTTGATAGAGCAACTTTTTCCTTTTTTCATTTACAACCTTTTCATATCTTCGTTTATTTATACATTAATAATAACACACAAAAGTATAGTTGTCAAAAAAATGTTAATTATCACAGTTGATAAAGGGAATATTGAAAAATCCCTTAAAAAATTCAAATCAAAAGTTTTAAAAACTAAAATGATAAAAGAATTACAAGACAGGAAAGAGTATAAAAAAAAATCTGACATGAAACGTCAGATTTTAAATAATGCTATTTATAAAAATTCAAAAAATAATGAATTATAAATTTTGAGTTAAATTCATTAATTTAATATATTCTTTTTTAGAATGTTTTACATTTGTAAGTCTTTCTTTTGTTTCCATTAAAACTTTAGTTAATTCTTCATCAGATTCTGAAATAAGAGTATCAATTTTTTTGATAGCACTTTCTTTTAATTCAGTAAATTTTGTTTTTAAATTTTCATCACCTGATGTTAAAATTTGTTTGACAGAATTTCTTTCAGATTCAGTTAAGTTTTCTAAATATTTTTCAGCAGTCTTATTAGCAACTTTTAACATTGAACTAATTGGAACATTTTGAGTTTTACTTTCTTTAATTATTGGTTTTTTACCTAAAGACTCAACAATTGATTTTTTAGCAATTGATTTCTTTTCAGGTTTTAATAAGTCACCGTAAAATAACTCATCAATTGTTTTATATTTGTTTTCAAGAACAACATCTTTAGTCCAACTTTTAATAAAACTTACTGTATTCTCAGATAATTTGATTTGTCTAAATTCATTAGATAAATCGTCAACCAAATAAGTTGCGGTTTCTTTATCTAATTCTTTATTTTCTTTTAAATTATCATATATCGACATTAACTTACAAAAATCACTATTTTTAAGTAATTTTCTTTCAAAAAGTCTCATATCAGTTTTAAGAGTTCCTTTAACAAAGGAATCAATTAATTTATTTTCTACTAATGTTTTTATTAATCCGAATCTCATGTTTACATTTTTTTATATAAATATCAGCCTTTAAGTAGTTTATCTAATTGGTCACCCATTTCACCTAAAGATTCTTGAACACGACTTAAATCAATTAATTCATCTTCATTTAACATTCCTGTATTTTCTAATATTATATTAAGTTCAGAATTACGACCATCTAAACCTTCAGGTACTGTAGGAGCCGCTGGAGCTGGTGATTCAGGTGGAGCTGGTGATTCAGGTGGAGCACTTTCACCTCCTCCAAAATCAGATGGTGGAGCCCCTCCACCTTCAGTAGGTGTTCCAGCTGGTTCACCTTCTTTTTTACCATACAACTTATCTAAATTATCAAATATACCTGTGTGAGTAATCACCTCAGCAGTTTTCTTAAGTTCTTCACCAACAGCCCTTTCAATACGTTGTTGTTGTAAATCAAGTTTAATTTCTTCATCTGAAAAACCAAGAATATGTTTCTTAGCCCATGATTGTGAAACTGCCGCAATACCACTTCCTGGGTCGGAAACCATATCTTTAAATAATAGTATTTTTTCTTTCCATACATCAATTTTCAATAAATCCGCTTGTGTTGAAGGATTTGTTAAACTTAATGTAAAGTTTGATATTTCATCCTCAAACCCTAATATGAATAAATGTATTATCGCAATTTTATTTAATTCAGAAATCATATTCTTTTGAATACGATTGATGGTACGAGCGAAACGAATATCTTGTAATGATAAATTCTTACCATCACCAACAGTTTCTTCAAAACCTAAAAATGCTTTAGGAACACGAAGAGCCGTTAACAATTTCTTTTGGATATACTCAATATCGGCAATCTCTGATAAGTTCGCAGCTCCCGGTAATGTCTCAATCGGCATTGTTTGTGTAGTATCTCTAACAGGAACGAAATAATCTTGGTCAACCGCCATCTGATTAAATCTCATATCCACATTACCTGTCTTATGGTCAACCGTTTGACTTCTCTTAAACTTATTAGCAAATCTTTGGATATATGGTTCAACATCCGCATCATCCATGTTACCAACAAATACTTTAAATACACGTCTTTCAGGTGCTCTTGATGTTCTGTAAATTAACATAGCGTCTTCAGATAACAATAATTGTTTCCAAATACGACGAGCTTTTTCTAACATAGAAGTACCATAAGGAAGTCTTCTATCATCACCAAGTAATCTAAAGTGAGCGATTTCCCAAGTATTAAACTCTAAATCCTTTTGTTTCCATTTGAATTTCAAATGTTTCTTTTCAGGATTTGTTGTTGAATCTGTTGAGTGAGCACCCATACCAGCTTCCAATCGTTCAATCTCGATGATTGGTAATTGCATACATCCTACAATACCTTTTTCAGGGTCTAATTTAAGATATACAAAATTATCACCATACTTACATGTATTTCTAATCCACATAGGTAAGTTAGTGTTTAAATCTAAAGCATTATTAAACAAATCACCTAAAATTGATTTTATTCTCGAAGACTCAGAATAAATTTGTAACATATAACCATTTTGGTCGATAGTTGTTGATTCTTCTGAGTAAATGTCTAAAGCCGCTCCAATTTCAGGTGTAAATTCCATTGACTCGTAGTCATAGAATGATGATAATCTCGTTGGTTCATAAAAAACCGCCTGTGTATATAGATTATTTTCAATTCTACCCCATTGGTTTGCTAAATAATATGTTTGTTGTGCCTGAAGTTTTTCTCTATCATATTCAGACTTAGATGTTGTTTTTAATAACTCACTTTTATCATATTTGTACGTAGGATAATCCTGACCCAAAAGAGAATTGGGTCCAAATGTTTGGGATAACCGTTGCCATACCGTTAGTTTATTTTCACTCATACTAAAATATAAATACTTTTAAATTAAATTAAAGTTTAATCAAAACATGATAGACATGTAATTGGTGATATTAGAATGGTTTAACTAAACTTGTTTGTGTTACACCATTGTTATTTGTCACAGTTTGTACTCCTGAACTATCTGTTGTAACTACCGCACCTAACATTAAATATTTAGTATTTGCTTGTACTTCTAAAGGTCCTGTAGGATTTGATTGTGTAGTTAAAGATGAGTTATAAACTGCGGTACCAATAGTCATTCTCATATTAGTCCAGTAACCTGGCCAATATCCACCATAATATCTACCAACAGTATCAGTTGCAGTATTATAATTCAGAGAATCTGTTGATGTAGCAATACATCTAACACCATCAATGTAAACTGCGGTAGTTCCATCCGCATTACGATTGTATATCAAATAATGCCAAGCGTTTAAACTAATTGAGGATGCCATTGTATAACTAAATGAACCACCTCCACCGTTTCTGTCAGAAGTAATTGTTGTATTATTTGCAAAATATAAATTCATACATCCTGTAGGACTAGTAACAGGGGAACCTATTATACCTCTGTTTGTAAAATCTGAAGTGTTATAGAACCATCCTTCCAATGTGAATGTTCCCGCTCCAAACGTTACTCCGGGACTTAAACCTAACGTTTGATTAGTACCATTGAATAATAAACTACCCGCTAAAGGTGTTACTGGTGTTGTTGGTGTAGGTGTAGGTGTTGTAGTTTTGGTAGGGGTAATTGTTGGAGTTATTGAAGGTGTTGGAGTTATGGTTTGAGTTGAAGTAATTGAAGGTGTTGGTGTTTGAGTTTGAGTCGGAGTTTGGGTTTGTGTTGGTGTTATAGTATTAGTTGGGGTTTGAGTATTAGTTGGTGTAATAGATGGTGTTGGTGTCGGTGTAGATGTCGGTGGGAGTGTTGATGAAGGTGTCGGAGATGGCTCAAAAATAATTGTGTTATTTGACTGAATAGAAATTTTATCACCATTTTGTATTTTAGAACTCAATCCTCCCAATCCAGGTACAATCATTCTTGACCCAGAGGCGTTATATGTTCCTGTTCTTTGTCTTTTAGATAATCCCATAGTTTTTATCGTTTACCACCGAATAACCATAAATAGTTTTCATAATCACTTTTTGTGGCTTCTCGTTTAATGTTTTCTTGTTGTTGTGGAATTACTGGGTCCGTGAATTGTCTTCTATTGAATTCATTTGTGTTAACAGTCCATGAATCAATCATCGCCTTTGTTTGATTTGTTACCTTATTAAGGGATGTAAACGATGTCTCACCAACATAAAGAGCCATGGCGACTGACATTATCAAGTCATCGTGTTGCCCCTTTTGATGGTCAGGTCTTCCATTTACATAAATAAATGTATTCATTTCATTTATCC